TTATTAGTAACCTTACGTGTTTGTCCTTCCATGACTGCTGGTAGGTATTTGTCGAAAGCTTCATTAAGTTTCTGAGTCTGTACAGACTCAAGAAGTTCTTTCATGATCTCTCTTTTATCAGCACCTAATGGTGCCAAAATCTCACTCATAACAGCCTTACGCTCCATCAAGTCTTTGGTAACGCGAATTTCACGTTGTGTGGACTCAACTAGAGTGTCTTTCTCTGCCATATAGTGTCTTGCTTCTGCTATCTCTTGTTCTTTCTTCTTGATGATCTTTAACAATTTACTTGTTTCAGACTTTTCATTTAGATAAGAGCCAGCAAATTCTTGTGCAAACGCTTCATAAATTTTACGACCAAAGTCATTGTTACGAGCATTGTCAATATCTTCTTTCAATTGCTTGATTTCAGAAGTCAATTTGCGTGTAACTGTGTTTTCCACAACTTTGGCAGCACGTTCAACGAAACGCTGTTTGATTTCATCAAACTTACTTTTTGCTTCACGAACTAGCTTGACTTTGGTTTCAGCTAAATCTTGCTTGTCAATGGTAAATTCTTTGATTTCTTTGCTTAGAGCATGAACAACAAATTGCTCTAACTTGCTGAAATTCTCAGAAACTTTTTTACGGTCTCCTTGGAATTCAGCCAATTCTTTTCCTAATTGATTGATAACAAAACCCTCTAGCTTACGAGCATCTTCACTGATACGTTGACGGTATAGTGCTTTTGCCTCATCTAGAGACTTCTTGTCTTCGTGCAATTCTGTCATTTCGGCGGTCAAGCGCTCGGCTAACATTTTGTCTATTGCTTCTACCATCACGGTTTTATCATGATTGTATTTTTGAGCAAATTCTTCACGTAGCTCTGCTGTGACTTGGTCGCGTGTTTCTTGAATCTTAGCGGCAAAGGCAGCTTCCACAACCTGCGTTGTTTCTTCTGTCATTACCCCTGACTCAACTAATTGTTTGAATGCTTCCAACATCTGTATCTCCTCGGGCTTATTTTAGACCTTTAATAATTTGCAAGAGATTTTCCTGCAAGTATTTCTGGGCCTTTGGATCTTCTTTTACTTCCTGTGCTACACGAAACGCTCTTGCACCACCACGAGCATTCATTAAATGCTCGTAAACTGGTGTAGGGTACGCTCCTGGAGCACTTGGCTGTGCAACTATATCGACTGTGATTATTTCGAAATCGGATACATGGCCGTTCATGTCATTGACATTGCCACTACCACGAGAACTAACGCCAAGTTTTACACCGGCTTCGAGCATAGTTCGAACTAGTTGTCCCATTGGTGTAGGCAAAATTTTCATTTTGCCATAACCGTTTGGACCCTCCATCCACATCTGTGTTATCATATGGGATACACGGTCCAAATTAACTTTAAGATCATCAGGATGATCAACTTCCCCTAATACACTATAACCATTTTTAATTTGATCCATTAGTGTACCAACTGCACGATCAATTTCATCTACTGGGTAGACTCTTTGATTGGCATTACGTATCCCACCTTGGATGGCAATACCTTTTAGATAAAGATTTTTACCATCCTTGTCATCTGACTCCATGACGATGCCAGATTGATCAAAACTTAGATGTTCACGTAAGTAGGCTAATTTCATCCTGTTTCTCTAATTATTTGTTCTGTGGTAAAAATTGACGTTTTGTAGCTGGATCAACATTTGTTTGACCTGCTTTGTCACCTGTACCAGAACCAACTGGACCAGGGGTCTTGCTGTTCTGTGCAACTTTGGTTAGATTCTTAACACCCATTTTACCACCAGGAACATTACCGTTACCTGTGTTCATGTCTTGAGGATTCTTTAAGAAGCCGCCTGCTTTACCGTGTGGCTTAACACCATCTTCGTTTTCGCGATCCTGATCTGTTACAATGTTTGCAGCAGTAGCACCAGTTGTTGGTTTGCCTTTGCCTGAACTTACTACGCTTTTGGTATTACGTCCACCTTGATCTTCGTTGTCGCCACTGCCAGCGCCAGCCATTTTATTCTGCTCACCTTTTTGTGCGTTCTTGTCCCAATCGTATCCAACTTTTTCCACATATTCGCGTGTGATACGACGACCTTCCATGTACATGCCTTCGTCGTCCATGTTGTCATCAGCACCCATGTCGTCATCAGCATCCATTTCGTTTTCTTCGCCGTCTTGGGCAGCTTCTAATTCAGCAAATGCAGCTTCTAATTCTTCAATTGCATTTTTAATGTCCATGATTGCAGAATCTTCTTGACCTTCATGGTCGTGTTCATCATCAGTGGGTGCATCAAAATTATCACCATCATCAGAAATTTCACCACCAAAGTCATCTGTACTATCGCCAGTTTCATCAGCATCCATCATGTAAGAATCTTCTAGATCTTCTTCATCATGCATGGACTCGTCCATTTCTTCCTCATCATCCATTTCTTCTTCAGCGATAAGGTTTTCATAAATCTCGCGACTCTTTTCAACTACAATTTCATGGAAAAGTTCGTTGGCTTTTTCATGATCTTCGTTGACCAAGTAATCTAAAAGTTGTTCAAATTTTGTTGACATAATTGTAATTCTCCTGTTGTTAGCGGCAATGCTATACCAATATTTACTTTGTCTTGGATTTAGATGCGTGAAATAGGCCCAAAACTGGCAGTTTTGGCCGTAAAATTGAAATTAAAATAGATATTGCTCTATTTTTACTAAAAATATTTAACTGTTAGTAAATTTAATTATAGTGTGCTTTATCTTGATATGTTATGCAGGAGCTGCTTCCTGTGGGGTTGCATACATTTTTCTTATTAATGTCAATTCTTCCTTTCGTTCTTGATCATGTGCTTCAGTGGCTCTTCTTATATCATTGATCATTCCAAGAGTTAATCTTGTTTTTCTTAGATCACGTTGTTTGAGTACAGACTTGTCATTGTGACTCAAATAACGATTATCATCGCTAAGTCCAGATTGCTCTCGGTCAAAATATAAAAATTCTCTAAGTATCATGTCAATATTTATCCCACCGTCCCAGGACTAGCACCGGGAGGTTCAGCACCGGGAGGTTCAGCACCAGTCGTATTTTCTTCACCAGCCATATTAGGTTCTGGCATAGGAGAACTCAACCCACTAATATCACCGGCCATATTGTTTGCGGTAATTCCTGCACCGCGTAGTTCACTACCAGCACCTAAATATTGAGATTGATCAACATTTTCTTCTTTCCATAATGTTTCGTTTTCAGTAACTTCTTCTTTGGTCAAACCTAAGAAACGTTCCAATGCAAAACGTTTACTAATAAATGGTACCGCCATCATAGTGTTAAATGTATTAACCCTTGCAGTATCCATCTCTGCTTGACGATAACTTGCAAAGTTTTGTGGAGGATTAAATTTGATATCAAAAATATTGTTGTCAATATTAATGCCTTGATTATGCAGATATAGTTTAAATTCTATATCAAACGGGTCATTAATTAGACTTTGTAAGCGTTCGCAGTATTTGTTAAATCGTAACTCTTGAATAAATGCAGTACCAACTCTGCCATCATTGTAGTTACTACCGCCGTCATCGCTGCCAGTAGGCAAATAACTTGATGGTATACGAAGAGCTCTAAACAGTTTATTGGTAAAGTATTTTAAGTCGTCAATTTCACCTAGATTTTGACCACCTTGTAGAATTTCGACTTTACTACCACGACCTTCTGCCGTAGTTGGGAAAAAATAATCTTCATTGATACTCAATGGATTATAACTAGCATCAATTAAACTTTGTCCGCCACCACCTGCACTGGGAATACGACGTTGATTAATTTCATTTTTAACACGTTCGACAAAAGCCATAGCCAAATGGCTAGGCATATTACCCACGTCAATGTGGAATACACGACGTTCTGGAGCACGTTGTATACGATAGATTAAGATTGCATCTTCTAATAGTTCTTTCTGCTTGAATACTTTAAAAATGCTTTCCATCAAACTATTGCCAAATGGAAAATTATTATCCAATCCTTCACTCATGGAGATATGGATAACATGTTTGGCATCAATGGCATATTGATTTTGATTTTCGCTGAATCGACTGGAATTAGCTGTGGTAGGATATGAACCAGTCATGCCTCTTGCTCCGCCTGCGCCGCCTTGTCCAGTTCCATAACTTCCGCCAAATTGATTGCCGCCGCCATGTTGATTACTGGGTTGAATAGCAGTAGTGGCTAATGTTTCAAAGTTAGGATTAAAGTCACGGATAATGTATTGTTCAGGTCGTTTGCCTTCACTTTCGTTTACGATAATTTTATCTACCTTGGCAGGATCTACATACATCCAACTTTGTGTTTGCGGATCTCTAACAAAAAAACTGTCACCAAATTTAAATGCATTTCTTACTATTTTAAAAATTCGAACAGGAAATTTATTGAGCTTACACCACTGTTGTAGATATTTTTTAATAACTTTTACTTCAGTAGCTGTGGCTTGTTCTTTGAATTTAATTTGAAATGGTGTTCCATTTTCATCATTTAGTTGACAACAAAATTCTGCTAAAATGTCAAAGGCCGCATTGACTTCACTGTCTGAATCCATAGTGTCATACTGTCCATATCGTTCAAGACGGTTGGGATGTCCTGCATAAACATCAGGTAAAAAACTGCTGTAATTGGTTCTACTGGGATTATTACCCGAAGACACACTGGTCAAACCACTAACCGGACTCAATTTGCCAGAAGCGTTAACGGGTGTAAAATACTTGCGCCATGTCATTGTTATTAGTTCCTTGGCAAGTATTTACCCATAAAACGATGGCGGTCCACTGTTATCGACGTTGTTATTGATGTCATCCAAATGTCTAACTGATCGTTCTTGTAGTTTTCTAGATTTTTCTGCTTCTGCAGCCATGGTTCTTAATGAAGCAATAATTTCTTGATCATTACTGGTTCCAGCATCGGCTAATTTGGTTTCTTTGGATTTTGCATCAG